ATCGATAAAATTTTTATTAAAAATATTTTGACATAATTGAAAAACGTTCTATATTTGCACCACTGAAAACAACGATATAATCGGAGTTTAAGGAGAGATGGCAGAGTGGTCGATTGCGATAGTCTTGAAAACTATTGACTGTAACAGGTCCGGGGGTTCGAATCCCTCTCTCTCCGCTGGTTGAGAAACTAAAATAAGCTAAAACGCTGTAAACATCAATGTTTACAGCGTTTTTTGTTTTGCGCTAGAATCAAAAAAAATCAAAAAAGGTCACGATTTATATGACCTTTTTCGTGACCTATCCTGAAAATTTGAAAATAGGTCACGAAAAATTCAGGGAAACCCGACCAATAGGCAGTCTAACGATTGTACATCTTGCAAAAAGTGGTAACAAAAACTAAATTATTAAACAATTAAAGTTACCACACAATGAACAAAACATTCAACCTGTTATTCTTTATAAAAAAGAATAAAATCCGAACAAACGGAACGGCACCCATCTACTTACGAATCACGATAGATGGCAAGGCAGCGGACATTGCCGCTAAAAGGTACATCGACCCACAGAAATGGGATGGTAAAGCACACAAGGCACTAGGTAATACCCAAGAAGCCAAAACACTGAACCTCTATCTTAAAACTTTGGAACAGCGAGTTTACGATTCTCATTACCTGATGCTGAAAGAAGAAGACTTTGTAACATCAGAGAGTTTAAAATCTAAACTGCTTGGAACCGATATTTCCACAAGAATGCTCATTCCTATTTTTCAGGATCACAATGATAAAGTAGAAGCACTGGTTGGTCAGGATTTTGCGCCCGGAACATTGGAGCGTTATAAAACATCGTTAAAGCATACGCAGGAATTTCTAATCTGGAAATATAAAACTTCTGATATTGACATTACAAAGATCGACCACGCTTTTATTATGGATTATGACTTCTGGCTTCGCAGTGTGCGTAAATGCGCAAACAATACTGCGGTAAAGTATATCAAGAATTTTAAAAAGATCATCCGATTATGCATGGCTAATGGTTGGCTCTCTAAAGATCCTTTCTTGAGTTACAAAGCAAAGCTGAAGGTAGTGGAACGTCCGTATCTTACTCAGGAGGAAATTCAGACGATCTATGAAAAGGAATTCGCATCAGATAGATTGAACCAAGTTCGTGATATTTTTCTTTTCAGTTGCTATACCGGTTTGGCGTATATTGATGTAAAGAAATTGACGAAATCTAACGTCAATATTGGAATAGATGGCGACCAATGGATATTTACACATCGTCAGAAAACCGACACCTCAACCAGGATTCCATTATTACCTTTAGCACAGGAACTGATTTTAAAATATGAAGACCACCCAGAATGTGTAAATTCAAATGTCTTGTTTCCCGTACTCAGTAATCAAAAAATGAATTCCTATCTCAAAGAAATTGTGAACGTCTGTGGAATAAATAAAGAGCTGACTTTCCACATCGCAAGACATACATTCGCTACTACTGTTACATTGTCCAATGGCGTTCCGATTGAAAGTGTAAGTAAAATGCTTGGTCATACGAATATCAAAACCACTCAGCACTATGCGAAGGTCTTGGATAAGAAAGTAAGTGATGATATGGCGTTTTTAAAAGGTAAATTTTAATGATAAAAATCAAAGAATATCACAGTATCGAATTTTACTCGATACTGTGATATTTTGATTGTTATATTTGTCATACTAAATATGTTACTTGTCCCACTTTTTCATTTCCTTTATTTTCACTGTATCAACAATTTTAGCATAAACCTGTGTTGTGCGAATACTGGTATGTCCTAATAATTTGCTGACTACTTCTATTGGAATCCCTAGTGAGATTGATGTAGTAGCAAATGTATGTCTGGCTACATGACAGGTAACCTTCTTATTGAAACCAAGCTCTATTCCTATCTTTTTTAATACTTTATTGGTCACTTTGTTACAATACATTCTGAAAACATTGCTTTCGTTACAGGTTTTAGAAGGAAGAAACATTTTTGCTTTTTTACTTAGAGGAATATTTACTAAATATCCGGTTTTGTGCATACGAAGATGTATAGAATTATCAATTATAGAGTCGGTCGAGAATGTTTTTAAATCCGAAAACCGAAGCCCAGTATAGCAAGCAAATAGAAAATAACCTAGAATATTCTTTTCTAGTGTTTTCGTGAAATCATTCTTTGAATAATAATCGGTAAGTTTATCTAGTTCTTTAATTGATAGGAAATCTCTTTTACCATCAACTTTTTTTATGGAAATATATTGAAAAGGATTTGTTTTTATGTAGCCGAAACGTATGGAGATATTTACAAATGTTCGTAGCACTCTCAGACTTTTACTGGCAGTATTTTCATTATTGCCTAAAGTTTTCAGCATATATTGTTTATAATCGTTTATGAATTTTTCGTTAATATCTGAAAAGAGAATTTCTTTCTTAAATTTAAGAATCTTTGAAATCTGAGATTTATATCCGAGCCAAGTTTCTGACTTAAATTTTGTTTTATTTTCTTCTAAATAACTGAGAATATAATCAGTAAAACTTTGTTCTGTTAAATAATGATTTAAACCAAGTAGGCGGTCTTTGAACTGTACTAATGACAAAGGATATTCTTCATTTAAAAAATTATCCACCAGCAATTTGATGGATTTTTTATCTATAGCTTCTAGTATCATATTATACCTTCCATGATGATTATTTTGAGATTTCACCCTTTGACTTCTCAATGACCAGTCTCGCATAGGAATTTTTACAGGTGTAGCAATTTCTATTTTCTTTCCTTTTAAAAATGCTCTCAAATAAATTGGATATAATCCTTCTTTGTTCTTTTCTTTTTTTATCACAAAGCGATAGTTTATCTGTATACTCATAATTACAAGTGAAGTATTTGTGAAGTAAATAAATGTTTAAATTACAATATAGAGATATTTAAACTGATACAAATCAACAGATATGCTTAAGTATTTACAGATATGGGAAAACCTATGCCCTTATTATCGAATAAGGGAAAGAGTTTCCAAGGTAGTATCGTGTTGGGAAAGGGATTTGTTTTATCCATTGAAAAAGCGAAAGAATTAATAAAAAAAGATCCAAGAAATAAGGATGTCCTGTTCCCATACTTAAATGGTGATGACCTAAATAATGATCCAGAACAAAAACCGTCGAGATGGGTCATAAATTTTTTTGACTGGGATGAAGAAAAAGCGAAAACCTATCCAGATTGTTATGAGATTGTTGAAAAATTAGTTAAATCTGAAAGACAGCGATGGAAAAAAGATAATGAAGATAATGAGATTGTTGGTACGTATGCCTTGAGAAAACCATTACCTCAAAAGTGGTGGATATATGGTGAAAAAAGACCTGCTCTGTATAATGCCATATCTGAGTTAGACCAGGTAATGGTGATTGCGAAAACAGCAAAATATATTGGTGTTTTTTTATGTAAAACAAATATGGTTCTTGATCAATCACTGACTATTGGAATCTATCCGACATATGATTCATTTGCTATTTTTCAATCATCGATTTGCGATTGCTTTTCAAAAGCCTATGGCACAACAATGGAGACTAGGTTTAGGTTCAATATTGAGAATTTTGAAAATTATCCAGTTCTTTTAACTTTAGATTCTCAAAAGAAACAACAATTGCGAGAAATTGGCAAAATTTATTATGAATATCGTAGTCAATTAATGAAAAATCTCAATATTGGACTTACTAAAACCTATAATTTATTTCATTCTTCAGTAATTCAACATAAAATAAATGTAAACGAGGGACAGTATCAATTTATACAAAAACAATTACCAAAAATTGACAACAAAATTCCATTTGAAATTGTCAAACAAAATATTTTGGAATTACGACATTTACAGATTGAAATGGATTTAGCTGTACTAAAAGCCTACGAATGGGAAGATATTTATTTACATCACGATTTTTATAAAGTAGATTATTTACCTGAAAATGATTGTATACGCTTTACTATACATCCGGAGGCTCGCAAGGAAATATTAAAACGTTTATTATTCCTAAATCATCAACTTTACAAAGATGAAATATCCAGTAATTCAAATATAAAATCTAAAGAAAAGTACATATTAAAAGTGAGAAATAATTCCCCGAAGCTGTTTTAATTTTCGGGGAATAAAGTATTGATTGAAATTCTAGAATCAATCTTTGTTTTCTTTTTAACAATATTTTTATCAAAAATACCTTCTTTTGATCCCTCACTAAATTGTTTTAAATTTAGTAACAATAACCTTTTTAGAATTTCTTTTCTGGTATCTGGATGAATTGTAAATCGAACATTATCATTTTCAGGCAAGTGTTCTAGTATATAAAAATCATGTTTTGATTTAAGGTCATCCCATCCATAAAATGACAATACTAGATTATCTAAACAAGACTGCAAACGTCTCAGTTCATTTATAATATTTACTATTTCAAAATAGTCAACATCATAGTATTTTTGAATATGTTTTTTCAACCACATGTTATTGCCATCATTCAAATTTCTATCATGAAAAAGATTATAGACCTTTGTTAAACCAACTTTAATTCGATTCATTATTTCTTTGCGCGCTGAAAAATATGACTTAGCTAATATTTCAAAATTGCTTTTTGCACTATCTGCTATCGGCGGTAATGGAAAAGTTTCGAATACATCTGATGGAGTATAACGAGTATCAGATTTTAAGGCAGAAGCATATTTTTGTACCCAAGATTGATGTATAGAATTCTGTAATAGGCCAAACATTAAATAATCATCAAATGTTAGTACAATACACATCATAGAAATAACCTGGC